TGATTGATAACTCATGTACTAAAGACCAAGTGAGTTTAGAAAAGCGCTGTCAGATTGCACTCTCATATCATCGGTACTAATCATGAAATACGGAAAACTCTATGCCGTCATTGCGATGGTAGGCATTATCGTGGGTAGTTATTGGGTGATTAACTGGCAAGCTAATAGGATTAATTCACTGACAGATATCAACAAAAAACTGGCCGTGGCTCTCGAAGAACAGAAGTCTATTAATACTGACTATCAAGCACGCATAATGCGATTAAATCAGTTGGATATTCAATATACGCAGGAGCTAGCGAATGCTAAGAATGAAATTAGTCACTTGCGTGATATTAGTGAGCGTCATCCAGAGCGGGTGTACATCAAAGCCGAGTGCCCCAAAGTCAAAACCACTCCCTCCACCAGCTTGGCTTATGCAACCACCGCCCGACCTACTGACACCGCTATCCGAAATTATTGGTTACTCAGAGAGCGAATTGCAGAGTCAGAACAGATGATTAAAGGGTTGCAGGATTATATCAAACAAGAATGCATGGAATAAAAAAAAGCCCAGCATGGGTGCATGGGCAAACTAACAGGATATTAATCAAAGTATAGTGATAATTACTTAGTATAGCTTAAGTAAATATATATATCAGCAATTAGATAAGTCGTTTATCCATTAAGGAGAGTGATCATATCTTGACTGCTAGGAACAGACTAGAAGTGGCTTGGCAGTGTATCGCTAAGCTGCGAACTCTACGCATTTCATTCTGTGCATTCACCGCGCAATTAAAAACACTCACAGAACCTTACAGAAAGTCGAACCTGAGAAAAACCGTTAATGGTGTTTTCTGTGGGGCGGTTATTTCTGGTGAACAGGTTCGCTTTTCTATAAGGATTTACACCATGAGCAAATCATTAGTTTTCAAAGGTAATGAAATTACTCCATTTGATAATGGTGATAATAAGATTTGGTTTACCAGCTCTCAGATGGCTAAGCTACTCGAATACAAAAATGAGAAGTCAGTAACCAATCTATATAACGCCAACAAAGACGAGTTTTCTGATGATATGACAATGGTCACTGAAACAATGACCAATGGAATAAACAACAACTTACGTAAGAAAAAGGTCAGGATCTTCTCTGTTAGAGGTGCACATCTAATCGGAATGTTAGCTAATACAGATGTAGCGAAATCCTTGCGTCGATGGTTACTTGATCTAGCTGAAAAAGAGTCAAAACCACAAACAGGGTTAGCAAACCTTGACATGAATGAGCTTAAAACCCTGACTATCAATGAGATGCAAAATAGATTAGTAGCAGCCGATAACTGGTCGTTCGAGAACTTTGGCAGGAAAGGTAGTGACTTAATGAATTTACGCAAGCGTCACTTAAAGAAAATACGCAAAGCGAAGAAGGCAATTAAAGAACTATCACAATTAACCTTGCCTGATATGGGCGAATTTCCAGATGGAGAAGAGCCAGCATGAACCACGAACAATTCATAGAGCAGAACGTACTAGCCGAGTTAAAAAAGCTCGGCTTTTCTTTACCTGTTTGTCGTAGAGCAAGTTACATGGCGGTAGATCATTATCGCCGAAGCTCTCAAGCAAGTAGAAAAGGGCGAATGTTTGACGACTGCTTACATATTGCCAAAGTGTGGGCGAGTAAGTTCGCTAAGGAGAAAGTATGACCAAACAAGAAAAAGCAAACTTATCCATTCTCTATCGTCAATTACAGCAATCACTTGAATACTTACACTGTGGAAGAGTTGATGATGGGAGAATAGTTGCTGAAATCGTCGAGCGCGAGTTAGGCAAGTTAGTCAACAAACAGAAAACCAAATAGGCCCTAGCGGCCTTTTTTATTTAAGGAATGGATATGGTTAAAAGACCAGATTGGGAGGCCATCGAGTCGGCTTACCGAGCTGGCGTGATGTCCATAAGGGAAATAGCCTCTCAATACGAGATAACCCATCAGGCGATAAGTAAGCGTGCCAAGAAAGAAGGATGGGAGCGAGATTTAAAGGCAAAGGTTAAGGCTAGGGCTGAAAACTTGGTTGCCAAAAGGGAGGTTGCCAGTCTGGTTGCCACCGAAAAGGCTATTTCAGAACGGCAACTTATTGAGGCTAATGCCGAGGTTATCGCTAATGTCCGCATGGAGCATAGAGGCGATATTCGAAGGGCTAGAGAATTAACCAACAACTTATTTGATGAACTATCTGCTGAATGTGCTGATGTGCCAGCCTTAAGAAAACTTGGCGAGTTAATGTTTAGTCCTGATGATAACGGACGCGATAAACTCAATGAAATTTATCATTCAATCATATCTCTCCCTGAGCGCGTTAAGTCAGCCAAAGCATTAAGTGAAACACTCAAAAACTTGGTTGGGCTTGAGCGTCAAGCATACGGCCTTGATGATGTTCAGCCGAATAAGACAGCTAGTCAGCTATCAGAACTAATGGACGACTTATCTAAGGAATAATCATGAAGCCAGAACATCTTGCATTATTAAGAGATAAGCTCTGGCGATTGAATCACCTCTACTGGATCACAAACAAAGAAGGTAAGCCAGTTCGATTTAAAATGACGCCTGAGCAACTCGAATATTTTGAAGGGATGCACACGCGAAACATTATCCTGAAAGCTCGTCAGCTTGGCTTTACTACAGAAGTCTGCATTATCCAATTAGACGCAGCGTTATTTGAGGCGGCTAAATGTGCATTGATAGCCCACACACTTAACGATGCTAAGCGACTATTCAGGGAAAAGATAAAGTATGCCTATGACAAGCTACCCGATGAAATCAAAGCGGCTAACCCAGCGAGTAATGATGCGGTTGGTGAGTTGGTGTTTAGCAAAGGCGGCTCGCTTTATATCAGCACGTCATTTCGTGGCGGTACACTCCGTTATTTGCACGTTTCTGAGTTCGGTAAGATATGTGCTAAGTATCCAGAGAAAGCCCGTGAGATTGTCACTGGCGCATTTGAGGCGGTATCAAGCGATTGTTTTACGACGATTGAAAGCACAGCGGAGGGTCGAGCAGGTTATTTCTTCGATTATTGCCAGTCTGCTGAGAAAGCGCAAATTCAGAATAAGACTCTCTCTAACCTAGACTGGAAGTTCTTTTTCTTCTCATGGTGGAAGAATCCAGAGTATGCCATTAACCCTGTTGAGCCATTACCCCAGCGGTTAGTTGATTACTTTGATGAGATAGCCAGCAAACATGGTGTTCAATTAAATGAGCGCCAGAAAGCATGGTATTACGCCAAAGAGAAAACGCTTGGCGACGATATGAAACGGGAATATCCGTCAATACCGTCTGAGGCATTCCAACAATCGGTTGAAGGCGCTTACTACGCCAAGCAGTTCCGCTTCCTGTACGAAAATAAACGCATTGGCACACTTCCTGATAACTCGCACTTACCGGTTCACACGTACTGGGATATTGGTGTGGGTGACTCAACGTCAATTTGGTTTATTCGTGAAGTGGGCGAGGAGTTCCACATTATAGACCACTACTCAAACAGTGGTGAAGGTCTACGGCACTACATGAAAGTACTGAAAGACAAAGGCTACACATATGCAAGTCACAATGGCCCTCATGATATCGATAACCGTGAGTTTGGCTCGGATGCGAAATCTCGGCGTGAATTAGCGCGTGAGGGGTACGAAATCGACGGACAAATTTACTCAATCCGATTTGAAGTAGTGCCGAAGCTTTCAGTTGATGAAGGTATCGAGGCAGTACGTGAAATTCTGCCACTTTGCGTGTTTGATGAGCATAAATGTAGTGAAGGCATTGCTCATCTAGAAGCTTATCGTAAAGAGTGGGATGACAAGCGAGGCTGTTGGAAAGATAAACCGCTTCACGATTACACGTCACATGATGCTGATGGATTTAGGTATTTTGCGGTGAGCAGAAGAAACACTAAGCGCCCAGCATTCGAAATTAACCTAGGAACAACCTTCTGATGAGTACAACAAATGTAGATTTCACTCGACCGGAGTATAAAACGGCTGCTCCTCAGTGGGAGCTAGTTCGCGCTGTTTGCCGAGGCGGTGAAGATATAAAAAATTATCTTCCTGAGCTTGAAGAGCAAGATGGCGAGCGTAAAAAGAAGCGCAATAAAGATTATCAAGACCGTGCGGTGTTCTATCCAATAACAGGCAATACTCGCAACGGAATGATAGGGATGGCATTTAAAAAAGATCCCTTAGTTGCTGTCGTCGAAAAGCTGTCGTGTTTAAAAGACGATGCTGACGGGGCGGGTTCAAGTATCTATCAATTGGCTCAGTCTTCACTTGAGTCAGTATTGGAAGTCGGTCGGCATGGTCTGTATGTTGATTACAACAGTGATTCGAAACTCCCGTACATATTCCAATATCGTGCTGAAGACATCATTAACTGGCGTACAGCTCGTATTAATGGGCGCACGATGTTAACGCTGGTGGTATTGCGTGAAACGGTGGAAGAAGAGGACGGGTTTGGTTTTAAGGATGAGGTTCAATACCGTGTATTGTCGATAGAAGAAGGTAAGTTTGTCTGTCGTGTCTATCGCAAGCCCAGTGGAAGTAGCGTTTTTGAAATTTCTTCTGAGTATATACCTGCGCGTGCTGGTAACGGTGTGTGGAATGAAATTCCATTTACATTTATTGGTGCACAGAATAATGATCACACTATTGATGAAGCCCCACTTCTAGGATTGGCAAAAATCAACCTAGGGCATTATCGAAACTCTGCTGATTATGAAGATTCTGTTTTCTTCTGTGGGCAAATACAACCTTATCTAGGTGGGCTAGGAACAGAATGGCGTGACTATCTAGAAAAGAAAGGCGTTATGGTTGGTTCTCGCTCGCCAATTATGTTGCCAGAAAAAGGTTTCTTTGGTTACGCTCAGGCTCAACCTAACATGCTGGCAAAAGAAGCAATGGACAGTAAACGCGATTATATGGTTGCGCTCGGTGCTCAATTGGTTTCTGCTGATAGCAAAGTTAAAACGGTTATTCAGTCTGTCGGTGAACAGAACGCACAAACCTCTATCCTGAGCATCTGTTGCTCTAATGTTTCCGATGCATGCAGTAAATCGCTAATATGGTGTGCTGAATACTTAGGTTTAGATACTGCAGGCATTTCGTTTGAGATTAACAAAGACCTCGTTAATCACATTGCCGATAGTTCGATGATCCGTGAAATCGTCGCAGCATGGCAATCTGGCGCAACGCGTAAATCTGACTTAGTGAGAAGTTTGCAGAAATATGATGTTATCGACCCCGCTGATGATGTTGATGTGGTGGTGGATGAGCTTAATAATCAAGAGCCGACAATGGTAGGTGAGACATGAGATCAGTGAATGAGCGGTTAATGGATGAATTGATTGCTCACTCCCTGTTTTCTGGTCGCTATTCTACAGGGGTGGCTAGACGCATGATAAAGGCACTTAATGAGTTTGATGCTGAATTAACTGCTTCACTTATAGTGTCTTTAGATGATACCTCCATCGATGTTAATAGTTTCACTGCAAGGCGATTGGAGTCGTTGCTGTCCAGCGTTAGAAGTATTAATAAGCGTGCAGTTGATAGTGCTTTTTCATTGTTAACAGAAGAAATGAGAGCGCATGCATTATATGAGGCTGGCTACTACCCATCACTGTTTGATGCTCTACTACCTGATGTTGTTCTACGCAAATATCCACTAATGAGCATTACAGAGGAAATGCTATTTTCCTCAGTCATGTCTCGCCCATTTCAAGGGAAATTACTTTCTGAATGGGCTGATGGATTAGAATCAGATCGCATGACACGCATAAATAACGCTGTTCGGAATGGTTATTTAAATGGTGATAGTGCGGTAGAAATCGGACGTAAAATCAGAGGACATGCAAACCAAGGTTATAAGGATGGCGTATTGCAACTAAGCCGAGCTAATGCGACGACAATAGCTAAAACGGCCATTAGCCATTTACAAGCAACAGCGCGAGATCAGTTTGCTGATGCCAATAAAGACATTCTTGATTGTAAACAATGGTTATCTACCCTCGATAATAAAACATCTCACGATTGCATTATTCGGGATAGGTTGAGATACACGCTGGAAGGTAAGCCTATTGGTCATAAAGTTCCTTATCTACAAGGCCCCGGAAAAATCCACTTCAATTGCCGCTCAACAGAAACGCTGGTTACCAAATCGTGGCGTGAATTAGGTATCGATTTAGATGAGATGGACGCAGGAACTCGTGCCTCAATGGACGGGCAGGTGCCAGCAGATACCAATTTTCTTGATTGGATACAACGGCAACCTGAATGGCGACAGCGTCAAGTTTTCGGAGAAACGCGATTCAGACTAATGAAAGAGGGCGGTATGCATCCTTCTGAGTTTTATACCGATAAGGGAGAGTTTATTTCACTAGAGCGACTTAGAGAGATAGATGGGCATGCATTTAGAGAGGCTGGATATAGCTAATCAATAAACCATTTAACAAGGTCACCTCGGTGGCCTTTTTTATTACCTAAACTCAGCTCAGGGCTGAGTTATTACAACGCGCTAGGCGCATCTAATCCCAAGGGGAATCACATGTTATTTATGAATATCGAACGCAAATATTATTCACAGGCTGATGATGGTTCGCAAGGTGGAGGTGGTGGAACACCGGAAATCACTCCAGAAATTCAAGCTATTATCGACCAGCAGGTTTCAGGGCTAAAGGCTAAAAACAGTGAGTTGCTAGGCAAGCTCAAAGAGCAAGGCGATAACCTGAAACGTTTTGAAGGCATTGACCCAGACACTGTGAAGGGCATGCTTAAACGCTTTGAGAATGACGAAGAAGCCAAGCTCATTGCAGATGGCAAGATTGACGAGGTTCTCAATAAGCGCACTGAGCGTTTGCGTGGTGATTTCGACAAGAAGTTAAAAGAAGCAAGCTCTAAAGCTGAAAAGGCAGAGGCGTTTGCAAATAAATTCCGTGCTCGTGTGTTAGGCGATGAAATTCGTTCTGCAGCAGGGAAAGCGGGTGCATTAACCAGCGCTCAAGAAGATTTAATTTTACGTGCCAAAGGCATTTTTCAGATCAACGATGAAGGTCAGGCCGTAGCCGTTGATGAAGATGGCAATCCAATCATGGGCAAAGATGGTCGCACGCCATTATCACCTATTGAATGGATTGAATCCCTAAAAGAAAGTGCTCCTCACTTATTCCCCGCAGCCTCTGGTACAGATGCAGGGAAACATAAACAAGGTGGTGCACATTTTAAACGTTCTCAAATGTCCGCCAGTGACAAGGCTGATTATATTCGCCGATACGGGCGTGACGCATATTTAAAACTTCCAAAAGAGTAAGGAAATATAAGTAATGGCTACGACGACTAATAATGATTTAGTAATTTATAACGATTTAGCACAAACTGCGTTTTTAGAACGCCGTCAAGATAATTTAGCAGTATTTAATCAGGCATCAAACGGCGCAATTGTGCTGGATAACCTTTTTATTGAGGGGGACTTCCGTAAGCGTGCATTTTATCAGATCGGCGGTTCGATTGAGCATCGTGATGTAAACTCCACAGCATCTGTAGAGAACAAAAAAATCGGCGCGGGCGAATCTGTTGATGTAAAAGCACCTTGGAAATATGGTCCTTATGCAACGACAGAAGAAGCATTTAAACGCCGTGGCCGTGATGTATCGGAGTTCTCTGAGTTAGTGGGTACCGATGCGGCAGATGCTTCACTAGAGGGTTATATCAAATACTCTTTAGCTGCTTTAGGTGCCGCTATTGGCAATAACAAAGAAATGGTGGTGACTGCGGATATTGCGACAGATGGCAAGAAAACACTGACCAAAGGTTTACGCAGATATGGTGATAAGTTCAACCGCGTAAATCTGTTTGTTATGCACTCAACCACCTACTTCGATATTGTTGATCAGGCCATTGACAACAAAGTGTATGAAGAAGCGGGTGTGGTTATCTACGGTGGACAGCCAGGCACATTAGGTAAACCTGTGCTGGTAACGGATACAGCGCCAGTAGATGCCATCTTTGGTTTAGTGCCGGGTGCTGTGACTATCACTGAATCCCAAGAGCCGACTTTCCGATCTTATGAAATCAATGACAAGGAGAACTTGGAAGTTGGTTATCGTGGTGAAGGCGTGGTTAACGTTGGCGTTCTGGGCTATAGCTGGGATGAATCAAAAGGAAAAAACCCTGATTTAACACAGTTAGGCACCGCAGGTAACTGGAAGAAGCATTTCACTAGCAACAAATTAACCGCTGGCGTCATGATTAAACTGACTGCCGAAGAGGGAAAGTAACCCTGTCAGCGGATAAAACGTCCGCTATCGCTGACAGTACAGATACAGTAACGATCACTCTTAATTACACCAAGGGCAGCTCTCCAGTCGAAGGAGCTACCGTTAATTGGTCTACAACAGGTGGCAAATTAAGCGTTACTTCATCTAAGACGGGCAAAGCTGGTGGTGCGACAGTGAAATTAACTTCTGATTCACAGGGTGAATTTATTGTCACAGCCACTGTTGATGGTGTTGCACAAAATACTGATGCAATTACATTCACAGAAAAAACTTCTCCAGACGAGTAATTTAAGGGGCTTTGTGCCCCTCTTTTTTTTGAGGTGAGCATGATTGATCCTGATAAGAACTCTCCAATATTTAATAGCTACGCAAGTGTGGATGATTTGAAGAAATACGCTGAGGATAGAAATATCACTTTGGCAGATAGTGGATTAGAGGCATTACTAATTACGGCGATGGATTATCTTGAATCGCAAAAATGGTTAGGTAAACGAACTAACCTAAATCAACCTTTATCTTTCCCTCGCTCAGGGCTATCTCGCGACGGTGTTGCCATCCCAAGCGATCAGATACCAAAGCAATTAATCCAAGCTCAATGCCGTTTAGCGATTGAATCAGTAGAAAATGACCTACAGCCCACGTTAGGCGCTGAAATCACCTCAGAGCGAATTGAGGGCGCTATTACTGTGCAATATGCCGAAGGCACTAATACTGGCGCACCAAACTTTCCTTGGTTAAAAGGTTTATTGTCTGGCTTGATTGATGTCTCGGATGGATTTGCCATTAATACATTTGCAATGAGGTAGCCATGAACATTTATCAACGTGGGCAGAGCACAGCATTAAGGATGTTGAAAAAATATGGCGTTTCCTATCAGGCTAAGCGTGATGGTAAGCATTGGGTTGATGATGAGGGGCAGGAACACTTTGAGCCAGAAACGTTATTTTCTGTTGTCGGGGTAAAAACGCAATATAAACCTCACGAAATCGACGGAACACTTATTCTCTCCACGGATATTAAAATGATACTTCCTCCAGACATTGATATTCAGAAAGGGGATAAGCTGCTTATCGATGGCGTTTGGTTGCGCGTTCATGAGCCGAATCCTGTTAAACCCGCTGATATTATTATCTGCTATCAGTCTCAACTGAGGGCGTGACATGTCAGATCAGTTTATGAGGTCAATTAACTTATTTATCGATAAATCCAATGCAGATATTGAAACGGTTGTAAGAAAAACCAGTATTCAAATACTTGCTAGGCTCGTTGATATGTCACCCGTTGGGAATCCTGAACTATGGGAAGTTAATAGGGTTGCCTCAAACTACAATAAAGCAGTTTTTGAACATAATGAGTATCTAAAACAAGATCCTAATAATTTAACACCAAAGCGACGTCAATTAAAAAAGCGTGTTCGTGTTAATGACTCTATGGATATTTATGTTCCTCATGGTTATACAGGGGGGCGGTTTAGAGGTAATTGGCAGGTGTCATTTGATGCTCCAGCGGAAGGCGAAACGGGACGCATAGATAAGTCAGGCAATATGACAAAGGCGTTAGGCAACGTTGTTATTGAACAATTTAAGGTAGGAATGAAAGCTATCTATTTCACAAACAATGTGCCTTATGCTTACCGCCTTGAAATGGGGCATTCGAAACAAGCACCTAACGGTATGGTTGCTGTGACTGCTGAGGAATTTAGTCAGTTTTTCAACTCTGCCGTATCGGAAACTAAATCATGAATCAGTCAACGATTAATACTGAAATACGAAAGCTGGTGGCGAGCATTGGCAAGGATTTAAATCTTAAAATCGCATGGCCCAATCTTCCTTTTAATGATATTAACGATCCCTATCTTCAACTCCATATCATGCCCGCAGAAACGGATAATATTGGGTTATCTCAGGATATGCCTGTTTATCGTGGTGTTATTCAAATTAATGTGGTCGGCAAAGTAGGGGGTGGAGACTCGCAACTCTCAACGATTGTTGATGACGTTAAAGCCAGATTGGAGAACGGATTAACATTAGGGGAGGGAGTCTACATTAACGGAGAGCCTAGCCAGTTCCCTCCAATTTCAGATGAAACAAATTATACCATTCCTATTCGTGCATCCTATCGATGTAACGCAATCCGATAACACCGCTTAATTGCGGTTTTTTTATACCTAAAATAGAGGTTAACAATGGCCTATAACATTCCTAATGGGTCGCGTGTTTACGTCGCAAGTAAATACGATGACGAAATTAAAATTACTGAGGCGACCAATGCCGAAGAAGCTGTGCTGACAGTTGATGACGTGGGTGACATTGCTAAAGGCGATATTGTTCATGTTACATCTGGCTGGAAAAAAGCTTCGGGTGCTTTCCGTGTTGCAAGTGTCGCTGAATCTAAAATCACCTTAGAAGGTGTCGATACCAGTGATAAAAATGTGTTTCCTGCTGGTGGCGGTACAGGAACATTAAAGAAAGTACTATCATGGGAAGTCATGCCACAGGTAATGACACTTTCTACAGAAGGAGGGGAACAGCAAACTCAAGAGGTTCAATTCCTTGAAGATGAGCAGGCAGAAACTATCGATACCTATAAAAATGGTGTTGTACAGGTTTATACCTTTGCTCACGATGCCAAGTTGCCTATCCGTAAATTGCTAACAAAATTGGACGATAGCAAGCAAGTTACCGCAATTCGATTCTTCAATAAACGTGCAGAAGAAGATCGCTATTACACAGCTTCAATTTCATTCCAGCGTGTGCCAAACACTGCTATCAACGAAGTTGAAAACGTAACAGCGCGATTCTCACTTAAATCTGAAATGCAGATTTACACCAACGCATCTTAACCAATAAATACTCACAACAGCCCCGAATCAGGGGCTTTTTAAGGACTGACAATGCCTAAATTTACACTCGTCCCAAATCCAACCTTCAAAGCTAACGTCAAAATTCCTGTTGCTGGCAAAGAAAAGCCAGAAGTAGTTACATTCACATTTAAACATCACTCAGTAAGTGAGCTTGATGGAATGCGAGAAAAACCGATTTCTGAGTTCTTTGAGCAGATTATTGCTGACTGGGCGATCGAAGAACCATATAACAAAGAAAATTTAAACATATTGTTAGATAACTACCCATCAGCTTCTCGTGCTATTTCATCAACGTATTACAACGAGCTACTAGGTAACCGCGAAAAAAACTCCTAACGGTCGCCGAGGCGATGTATGGCGGAATGAGTTCAAAAGAATCGACTGAGTTCGAGCGTGCTTTTGGCTTTCCGCCTGATATTGATGATGTTGAGGTGTGGCCTGATGTTTGGGATTCGTATCAAGTATTTTCAGCTATGAATACACAGTGGCGTGTAGGTATGAATGGTATCACAGGCTTGGATTACAACCCATTAAACCAAATAATGGACTTACTCAACATCAAAGATAGAGCGACCGTTTTTAGCGATCTACGCATTATGGAAGCTAAGGCGTTAGATGTGATGCATAAGAGATCGTAATAATGAGCCGATCAGTGGTAAGCGTAGATTGGTGAGCAGGAAGAGAAAGTAAACAAAGGCATCCGTGCCATTATCAACGAGGGATAAGGGGGTTAGCGTGTGTATACAGCTGCTTATAACTTACAATGCAAGCATGAACAATTAAATTATGCTTGCATATAAATTTAATAATTGTATATAATGCAAGCAGCAAAACAATAAGGATGCTTGCATATGTCAAATAATAAAGAAGATGATTCAAAAAAAGAAGTAAAAGGTAAAGCTAAGGGGGGTATTGCTAGATCTAGGTCACTAACAGCGTCGCAGCGTTCAGCGCAAGCTAAATCTGGGGCAATTGCTAGGTGGGGATATAAAGCCACACATATGGGAAATTTTAAAGATTTGTTTGGTATTGATGCTGAATGTTATGTTCTGAATGATGATAAGAAAACTCCAGTGGTAACAAAGACAGGTCTTGCCGAGCTTCTAGGCCTTGGTCATCACGCTAGAGATGTAGATCAGGTTTTGTCGTCAAAGTATATGAGTGATTTCCGTGATCTGGAATTAATGGAAAAAATGAAAAATCCCTTTAAATTTCAATTCACTTCGAAGTCTAAAACAGTGCATCAAGCTCATGGTTATGACATATCTGTAATAGTTGATATTGGTAAGGCCTTGATAGAAGCTAGGGAGGCCGGATCTCTCCCGACAGCTAGGTTGGGAGCTGCAAATGCATCTCAAAAGTTGATTAATGCATCAGCAAAATCAGGAATCACAGGCGTTGCTTATGCTTTGGCTGGATACAGACCAGAAGTTCAGGAAGTAATTGACGCATTCAAAGCCTTTGTTAGGGAGGAAGCTAGGCAGTATGAGAAAGAGTTCCCTGATGAACTATATGAGGCATGGTACAAAATATATCAATTAAACAGGCCAGAGAGAGGAAGACCTTTTTTATTCAGTAAGCTAACAAATGAACAAATTTATATACCCCTGGCAAAAAGTAACGGAAAAATCCTTGATTTAGCCAGAAAGAATAAAGATGAAAATGGGAAAAAAGGGGATAAAATTCATCAGTTTTTAGCTGAAGTTGGGGTGAAAGCTCTAAAACAACAGATTGGTAAAGTTCTTGCTGTGTCTGAGTTATTTGATGATAAAGAGTCTTATGAGGCGGCTTTAATGAAAGTAAATAAAGCATAATTGAATAAGCAGTATAAATCAACCCACTCCGGTGGGTTTTTTGTTGCCTGAATATCTCAAATTATTGATATTGTTTGATTGTTCTAAATTGAAATGACCGACCTACAAAATAATTGTAGGTAACTACAAAAGTTTTGTAGTTCAAATATTGAGCGACTCCTAAAGGGTTTTACAAAAAAGTTGTAAAACTTATCTTGTGTAATTTATTGATATAGTTTGATTGTAACGAATCGTTAGAATTGATAGCCCGTCCTTGGGCGTTACTACTGTTGTTATGCAATTAACGGAGTATTTAAAATATCTCCGCTTTTCTCACCTTGCATAACTTGGGTGCGTAAGCGGAAGTTTTGCAGTAACTCAATAAGAGCATTAGAGTCACGTTGTAATTTTTGAATGTATTCAACACTGACAACGTTATGACCATCAACGCTAACTACTTGTTGCTTTCCATTTTTATAAGAAACTAACCATCTGCCTTCTTTGGGTATGGTTACAGTGATTGAGTTTTGATTTGGCTCAAAAAGTATATTTTCTTCCTGTTTAGGAATGTATTCACCTTCAAGAACGAACTTGTGAATATACTCAACCGCATCGGGTATCTGATCTGCTGTTAGCTCTTCAATGCTACTAACATTAAATTTCTGGTGAACAAGAGAATAGGCTTCTGGGTACATAATGCCTTTCTTACTAACCAGTAGATTAACAGCATTCTTTAATGGGTTGCGTTCTTGAACAGTTGATTTGTGTTTTTTCTTAACTTCACCAGTAGTCCAATATTCATAAAGTACGTCGTCACACTCTTCTTGATACTTGATTACTTTATCGCGGATCTCTGGTTTGACTTTGTTAGGGCTGATAGTGTGAAGCCAGCCTGCAAGTTTACGGAGAGCTAGGCAAAGCATTGATTGCTCACCGCCTTTTGAAGGTATCACGATTTCCGTGATCCCTTTACTAAACCTTTGTTTTAGCTTTTCAAATTGAGATTGCCAAGTTAACCCCATGCCTTCAACTATTGGCTTCATTGGTACATATGGTTCGCCGTTGAAATTTACTACATACAGGTTGTTACCGTGGAAAGGTACGTTAATTGTTGATACACTAGTCATGTCGGTTACTCCGTAGTTTCTGACAAATTAGAAGCCCTAGCTACCGCAAATAGTTGGGGCTTCGCTGTTTTAGTTGACACGTTTTTCTCTTTCTTTCACATACCAAGCTATCGCTTGATTAACTATTGAGTTTTGCGAAATACCATCTTTCGCTGAGAGTTCTACCACTTTACTTTTTAACACCTCTGTTAATCTGAGTTGAAATTTTCCTGTTTTTTTATTGGTATTCATATCTTCATCCTTTTATGTGTCTATGTGACATCACAAAGATATCAATGTGAATCTATATAGTCAACGAATAATTGACTATATTGTGATATCACAATGACTTTACTGGTGGTTGTATGTCACAAAAAAATACGAGAATAAGAGATATAACGCCTTATAGCCTTAGAATGCCTGATACTCTGAAGGAAAAGTTAATGCAAAGGGCAAGTAAGAATGGGCGATCTCTTAATGCTGAAATGGTTATGATTCTTCAGTCTGCAGTGGATGAGGATAGCACCCATAAAAACTTAAATGAGTTGTCACAGCTTGATCCTGAAAAGTTCAAAGAACTGTTCATGGAAACTATCAAGAAAATGAATGAGGGTAAGTCATGAATTCTGAAGAGATAAATGAACCAGACCCATTACTTCGCGATGCTATAGAGTATGTAATTGAAAAACAGAGAGTGTCAATATCAGGTGTGCAGAGGCAATTCCGCATAGCATACAGTCGCGCAGCTAACATAATAAAAGAGATGGAAGCTATTGGAATTATTTCTGAGTGTAATCACAATAATAGTAGAGATGTATTAATACTAGATAACTTGAGTGCCGATTTATTAATTGATGAATATTTAGAAGTATTGCAAAACTCTGAAAACAAAAATGAACCAGATAGTATTAATGATGACTTTAGTTCTGTTGAAAACCAGATGAAAAGAGAAGCTATAATAAATAAAAGGATTGTTATATGGCTTCATGATACAGGGCAGGATAGTGATGATGGAACAAGGATATACATATTAAAGTCATACTCTCCATTTGAGCACTTATTTAATGCCCAAAGAAGACCCTCTTCAATAGATAATGACCCTGGTGGGGATGTTTTAGAAGGGTATAGATTTTCAGCTACGATGCAAACAAGAACACCATTGAGGGTATTAATCCAGCATGGAAGATTGGAAAAGAAACCTCTTCATAAGTTACCAAAAATAATTAGAAGCGAATGGGAAGGTATATGGATCCCTCATACAAGGTCGTGGAAAGATATGGGGATAGATATGAAGGAATGGAATACAGAAGGAAGTATGGCTTCACAAATAGGGCAAATTCCTTCAAATGGCGGGGATTATTTGAGGTTTTTGATATTTGCCAGAAATATCAAAGAGGCAAAAGCATCAAGCGAAGAAAAAAGGAATATGATAAATTTAGGTCGTTGCATGTATGGTGAGGAAGGCACTCCATTTAAAGACTTCATTGAAGACTATAATTTCAGTAATAAATAATTTTATATGAAACTAAATAAAGAACTGAGAGGACGGGATGAAGAAGTTATTACTTGGTGTAGCGTTGTTGTTGATTGGTTCAAATGCCATTGCTGAATGGGAATACAAAAAACATTTTGATGAGATGAGGGGATCTGAAAGCTATACGGCATCGCTTCAATCAATGCCAATAAATAAAGATATAGATAACGAGTTGTTACTTCTCTTATCCAGCGATAATAATTCCACGTCGAGTTTAGCTGGCTTACACTTACTCAGTGGCAGATTTGATTGCGACAACCCCAATCTATGCAAAATAGCGGTAAGGTATGGCAATGGCGCGGTGAAAAGTGTATTTGTTAGACTTAATGATGAAAGGAACCTTGCTTTTTTCATTAACTCTAATGAGGTTGCGGAAACATTAAGGTTATCAGATGTTATGTATGTTGAGATACCAATATTCAGAAAAGGTAGCGCACAGTATAAGTATGATACATCAGGATTTAAATGGACGGGAATTGAAAAAACAGGAGAATATTTAACATCCTTAGGTTCCATTGATTTCACAAAAGAATTACCAAATATTCCTAGTAATACTTATAAAAATGATAGAGGGAGTGTTTGCTATGACATTAATGATTTTTCATTTGGGATAAAAGTAAAGGCGGTAGGAAAGGCTAGTGTGTGCATAGATGGGAAATTCCCTATTTATGTTGAAGTTAGTAATGTAAAAGTTAATAAAAATGACTTTGTGAAAGAGGTTAATTTAGCTAGAAAAGCCGATGAAGACACAGAGGGGAATACTCACATGTGGTTAGCGAGTGATGATGAATTTCTGACTATGATTCTTCTTACAAAACCAAATAAAAATGGATATGAGATATTCATGGATTATTCGCCAAGAATAAATATTTATAGTCAAAAGTAACTTTATCGAAAATAGACAAGCCACCTTCGGGTGGTTTTTTTATATCTGGAGGAAATTAAATGGCAGATATAGCAACAATATCATTAAAGGCTGATACGTCAGATCTGGAGCGTGGCACACAAAAGTTAAAGGAATTCGGCGATACGGCAGAAAAGGTAAGCGGTTCTTCGCGAAATTTAAATGACCAGTTTAATAGAGGGGTTGATCATCAAAAGAGAGCAGCCGACGCGATAAAGAGGCAAAAGAAAGAACTTGATGACTTATTAAATTCAATAAATCCAACCAATAAAGCATTTGATGCGCTTGATAAAGCCACTCAAAAATTAATAGAGGCAAATAAAAAAGGGATATTACCAAAGGATCAGTTTGCAGACTATAACGCCATACTTGAACAGACTAGAGATAAATTAACACGAGTTAATATGTCCCTTACTGCTGAAGGGCGGGCGTTGTTAGCTCAAGAGGCAGCAACAAATAGAGCCAAGCAAGCTGCTGATGATTTTTTAAATTCACTGAAAAATCAAACTGAAATTATAGGAAAAACGAGGACAGAGATTTTAGAGCTAAAAGCGGCTCAACTTGGCGTGTCGCAACAAGCCGCGCCGATGATCAACAAGCTAAAAGAGCAAGAAAAAGCATTCTTAAATGGCTCAATCACTATTGGTCAATATCGAAACGCTATGCGACAACTACCAGCCCAAATGACAGATATTGTTACGTCATTAGCATCAGGAATGCCTGTTTGGATGGTGATGATACAACAAGGGGGGCAAATAAAGGACTCATTTGGTGGTGTCGGTAACTCACTAAAAGCGTTAGCATCACTTATTACCCCTGCAAGAGTTGCTATGTTTGGTTTTGCTGGTGCTGCGGCAGCTGTGGCGTTAGCCGCGTATAAAGGGTCGCAAGAATTTGGCGAGTATAATAAGCAGTTAATTCTTACTGGTGGTTATGCAGGAAGAACAGCTGCACAGCTGGATGCTTTGGCTAGAAGCTTATCGGGGAATGGGATAACTCAGTATGGAATGGCTGATACTATTTCAAAAGTAGTTGGCTCTGGTGCTTTCTCGGGCCGAGATGTTGACATGGTATCTAAAACCGCTGCTGCTATGGAAAAAGCCGTTGGTCAATCGGTTGATGAGACAATAAAGCAATTTCAGAGATTGCAAGAAGATCCAGTTAAAGCAGTCACTGAATTAGATAAATCATTACATTTTTTAACTGCTACCCAATTAGAACAAATAACCACACTTCAGACGCAAGGAAAAGAGCAAGAAGCGGCTAAAATGGCTATGGAATCATATGCCAATGCTATGGATGAGCGAACCAAACAGATAAAGGAAAATCTAGGTACGCTTGAAAAAGCTTGGCAATGGGTTGGCAATGAAGCTGAAAAAGCATGGGATAAAATGTTAAATATCGGCAGGGAGAAGACTCTTGAGCAGCAAATTCAAGAGTATGAAGAAGCTTTAATTGAAGCTCAAATAAAACCTGCTGGAAAAGATATACTACGATACAAAACAGGGTTAACCGTAGATGAAGTTAAAAGTAAACTCGCTCTATTAAAAGAAAAACAGACTCAAATCGCTATAAAAAATGCAAGTGAAAAAGCCGCAAGAGATGAGGAAGAGCGTAAAAAGGCGCAATTTAGAGCCGATCAAGAATTAAAGCGACAATACGAAACCGCAGAGGAAAAGCACCAGAGAACACTCAATGAGATAAAAAATAACGCGTATGCATCTCAAGCTGCAAAAGATGAAGCCATCCGCCGAGAGAAAGAGCGTTACGAGAAAGAAAAAGCCAAAGGTAAAGGTAAAACCCCAACCTACCGACCAGATTATGGTACTAGAGTAGATGAATCAGCAAATCAAGCCCTACTATCCCTGCAAGCACAATTGAAGGTGCTAAAAGAGCATAAAACAGTCAGTGATGTGATTAGCTCTGAGCGTAAAAAACTTTGGGATATGGAAGCGAAAATATCAATCCTTGAGGAGGCTCAGAAAACAAGACAGTTAACCAAGGACGAAAAGGCGTTGCTTGCTAAAAAGGACTACATTCTTGCTTCTCAAGAAGCACTGGCCATAGCTGGTGATGAGGTTAAGCTTCAGGAGTTACATAATCGTGAGTTAGATAAACAACTTAAACGTGTTGAAGAAATTAATGCCAGAAGTCGCGCCTTAGAGTTGGGAGCTGGTAAGTCTGACCGCATGTATCAACGAGACATTGCACTAGAGAAAGCTAAATCACCAGACGAGAGAAAAGCCTTAGAGGAGTATTATGCTAAGGAAGACTCTATTCGTGATAACTGGGAGTTAGGCGTCAAGAAAGGCTTTGCTGAATTCCAAGAACAGGCAACAAACGTTTACGGTAACGTAGCTCAAATTAGTCAATCAGCATTCCAAGGCATGAGTAACAGTCTCTCTGATTTTGTATTGACGGGCAAAGCTAATTTTGCTGACTTCACTCGCTCATTCTTAGAAATGACCACCAAGATGTTAATGCAGATGGCTATGCTAAATGCTATGAAAGCGGCATTTGGTGGTAATGCGGTAGGTAATTTCTTTGGGTTTGCAAGTGGTGGTTATACAGGCGGTGGTGGTAAATATGACCCCGCTGGCGTAGTGCATAAAGGCGAGTTCGTCTTTACCAAGGAAGCAACGCAACGATTAGGTGTAGATAATCTCTATCGACTAATGGATGCAGGAAAGAGAGGTTATGCTTCAGGTGGTCATGTCGGTGGTTCTGCGCCAATGTCGGTTACACAGCCAACAGCATTTATCGCTCGCAATCCTCAAATTGCTGGTGGTGGGGTGAATGTGACAATTGATATGAGCGGCGTCAAGATTGAAACCGAACAGCAACAAAGTGCAATGCCAAATATAGATGTGAGAGCTGCTGAGCAATCGTTAAAGAATAAAGTTAAAAGCCTTTTTATTAGTGAAGGGCGAGAAGGTGGTGATTTGTACAAGATCATTAAAGCAGTATCAGGAAATAGATAATCATTTAATAAGAGAGGTATTTATGAAATTAAAATTAGGAAATATTTGTATTCGTCCAGAAGATAAAGAAATTAGCATTCCAGTAGATGTATACATGGGAAATGAAGCTGATTTTGAACCACCAAAAGCATATCTGGTTTATCAAACTAGCTTTGATGCTAATAAGCCTCTTTCGGAATATTTTAAAGAATCCGAAGAATATGCAAGAAAAACAATTAAAGAATTAAACCAATAACAGCCACCAAATTCTGTGGCTTTTTAATGAGAGGTAGTTATGAAAATCAAAGTAGAGTTCCCATTGTTATCAAACAAATTTTCAGGAGTGGAAATTACAGGGGATGTGAAAAGATATGGCATTGGGGCTATAAAAATAAGTGAAAAACCTATATTAACGTCAGAAATTACAGTAACGGAGATAGTGGGAAATAATACCCCAGATGAAGAACCAAAGTTACAATTTAAGTACACAGAGGATTATAACCCAAATGAAACATTTGCTTCATTTATGGGGAGAGCGGAAAAATATGCAAGAACCATGATAGATCGCATAAAGGCGGCACAGTAACCGCCTTTATAATATGGTACTAATTATGTAAATGTGACTGAATGATACCAAACGCCTCGATAGTTACAGGACTATCATGCGATACTCTATTTAATTCACTAATAAGTTTTTCTTTTTCAATATCAGACATATTCCTAATCATTACTTGAATTATATACTCTAAAGCAAGAGTACGTGTTTGAAGGGCCTCTATGTCTTTTGCCATTTCACTAACTAACATATTCAATTCTCCATCGAAGTAAGTCAGCCATTCCTTCGGTAAGTTTCTCTGGGCTGAATATATAAAATAACCTAATGGATATTTATTAATATCCTGATATTTGATCAGGCGGCTTTGTATCGCCTTTTTTATTGGAGTAACCAATGGAAGAGTTTAAATGGCGAACACAAATACAAGATTCGCCAAGCGGTGAGTTCAAGCATCGCATTAAAGAAGTTGAATTTGGAGATGGTTACAAACAAGTTGCTGGTGATGGTATTAATCCAGAATCTCAAACGTGGCCATTTGCTTATATGGGACTAAAAGATGAGGTGATGCCTATTTTTAAATTCATTCGGCGACACACAGCAAAATCATTTATTTGGACGCCTCCATTTGGTGAAAAAGGGCTTTATCGTGTTAAAGCTGATTCAATAACGATGCTCCCCATCTCTGATGGAGTAATGAAATTGACAGCTACGTTTGAACAGGCATTTAGCGCATGAATATCACAGCAGATGTACAAAAATTAGAGCCGGGTAATAAGGTTCAATTAATTGAGGTGGATGGCAGTGAGTTTGATGGGCCCATTCTTCGCTTCCATGCTTACAATCTACCTCATACACCAGAAGAGATAGAGCAATCTAATGGTGATATCAAGCCAAAACCAATTTGGTGGCAAGGCAATGAATACGGGGCATGGCCTTATGAAGTTGAAGGAATGGCAAAAAATAGTGATGGTAGTCCAGCGAGACCATCTCTAAAGGTTGCCAATATAGATGGCTTAATTTCATCTCTATGTCTTCAGTTTGACGACATGGTGCAAGCCAAAGTGACTATTTATGAGACATTTGCTCACTATCTTGATGCTAAAAACTTTCCTGAGGGAAATTCAACAGCTAATCCAGACGAATGCTTTAAACAAGTTTATTACATCGATCGTAAAACTAATGAGGTGGCTGGCGAATCCGTAGAGTTCGAGCTGTCTAGCCCGTTTGATTTGCAGGGAGTAATGATACCCGTTCGACAAATTCATAATCTTTGTTACTGGTGCATGAAAGGCGATTATCGTAGTGGTAATGGGTGCTCATATTCAGGGAATAAATATTTTGATGAGAGAGGAAACCCTGTTGATGATCCAGCGCTAGATAGTTGTGGTGGGCTTATTAGTGATTGCAAAAAACGCTTTGGTGAGAATGAGCCATTAGATTTTGGAGGGTTTCCCGCTGCGGGGTTAACGAGATGATCACAAAAAAATTAAGAGAATCGATATTTGAACATGTAAAAGCCGAATATCCCAAAGAAGCTTGCGGAGTTATCTGTCAGAAAAGTCGAGTTAAAAAATACTTTCCTTGTAGCAATCTTTCAGATAACCCAACAGAGCATTTTGAGCTTTCTCCAGAAGATTACGCTCTTGCTGAGGACTGGGGTGAGCCAATAGCAATTGTGCACAGCCATTGTGGTGATGGTGTAACGACTCAACCTAGCGAAATAGATAAATTACAGTGTGATGCAACTGGATTGCCTTGGGTGATCGCATCATGTCCAGAGGGTGATATTCGAATTATTTACCCTCGAGGTGAGCGTGAATTAGAAGGACGTCCTTTTGTGCTGGGTTATGCTGATTGCTGGTCGTTAATTATGGATTACTACCACCAAAAACACGGTATTGAGTTACATAACTACAGCGTTGATCGGCATTGGTGGGAAGAAGGCGAAAACCTGTATATGGATAACTACGAGAAAGCGGGTTTTGTTGACGTCACTGGCGAGCCGAAAGAGGGCGATATGGTGATTATGCAAGTGCAAGCCGATGTGCCTAATCACGCTGGTGTGATTATGAATGGTATGCTACTTCATCACTTATATGGACAACTGAGCAGACTGGTTCCTTACAGCGATTACTGGCGGGATCGGACGGTAAAAATAGTGCGGAGGAAAGAGTTTGTATGAGCCTAAAAACAATACGCCTATATGGCGTTCTTGGCGCAAAATTTGGGCGTGAACACAAATTAGATATAGATTCACCTAGTGAGGCGATTAAGGCGCTCTCTGTGCTTTATGATGGGTTTGAGCAGTTTCTTGCTAATGCACATCTGAAAGGGCTGGAGTTTGCTGTATTTAAAGGTAAGCGCAACATTGCTGAAGATGAATTACATCTTGATACCAAAGAAGAGATCCGCATAGCACCAATCATTAAAGGAAGTAAACGAGGCGGATTCTTTCAAACTATGCTGGGTATTGCCATGATCGGTGTCGCGACATTTGCCCCTTGGGGGGCTGCTTTGTGGGCGAGCGATTTAATCGGAACAATAGGTTTAGGTGTAGCACTTGGTGGTGTTTACCAGATGCTTTCACCTCAACCGCGAGGTCTATCAATGAGGCAAGATTCAGATAACAAACCATCTTATGCCTTTGGCGGAGCTGTAAACTCTACTGCGCAAGGAAATCCAGTTCCTTTACTTTATGGATTGGACAGGCGAGAGGTAGGTGGGGCAATCATTTCTGCAGGTATTTATACAGAAGATCAGCAATAACATAAACGAATTTCAGAATAGCCACTATGTGGCTTTTTTTATGGGTGAAATATGGAATTAATTCATGGTGCAAAAGGTGGTGGCGGTGGCGGACATACGCCCACGGAATCACCAGATAGCTTACTTTCTGAATCAACAGCTAAGATTTTATTGGCTATCTCGGAAGGTGAAATTGCTGGTGGCTTAGACGATACTCGTATTTTTCTTGATGATACGCCGATTGGCAATGCGGACGGTACTAAGAATTTTGAGGGTGTCACTTGGGAATTTAGACCGGGTAGTGAACACCAAGAATACATTCAGGGTATCCCATCAGTAGATAGCGAAACATCGGTAGGGTTGGAATTAAAAGACGAGCAGCCCTATGTGCGGAGCATTAATAACACTCAGCTATCTGCTGTGCGCATTAGACTATCTGTTCCTCAATTGTTTCAACAACACGATAACGGGGATACTACAGGCTATAGAATTGAATATGCTATTGACTTATCTACAGATGGTGCTGGATATAATGAAGTATTAAAGTCTGCTTTTGATGGTAAAACGACCAGCGAATACCAGCGTACGCACCGCGTTGATTTGCCCAAAGCAAACACAGGGTGGCAGATCCGCGTCCGACGATTAACTAAGAATCAGAACACCGCTAGAATTGCTGATAAAGTGACTATTTCTGCGGTAACGGATGTTATCGATGCTAAATTGCGTTATCCAAATACGGCCCTATTATTTATCACCTTCAATGCGCGTCAATTCAATAACCGCATTCCTAAAATTAGTGTTCGTCCTAAGGGGGGATTACTGATTAAAGTGCCAACGAATTACGACCCAATTAACCGGACCTATTCGGGTGTGTGGGATGGTACTTTTAAGCTTGCAGCAACCAATAATCCAGCGTGGGTATTTTATGACTTGGTTTTAAATAACCGCTATGGGTGCGGTGATCGTATTAAAGCTTCGCAGATTGAAAAGTGGGATTTATACAAAATAGCACAATATTGTGATGAGCTAGTACCAGATGGTCATGGTGGTGATGGTAAGGAGCCTCGATTTCTGTGCGATGTTTATGTTCAATCGCAAGAGTCGGCATACCAAGTACTGCGAGATATAGCGGCTATTTTTCGTGGTATGACATTTTGGGCTGATAACAAGGTTAATGTTGTCGCTGATATGCCAGATAGTATTTTTAGAACGTTTACCAATGCCAATATTGTTGGAGGTAAGCCTGCCTATTCAGGAGGTAGTCAGCAAAATCGATATACGCAAGCATTAGTTTCCTACACAGACACCAATAACCACAGTAATGATGCGATTGAGGCTGTGGCCGATATTAAACTACAGCGTCGTTACGGAGTACGCAAAACTGAAATATCAGCGATAGGTTGCACTCGACAGACGGAGGCTAACCGTAGAGGTCGCTGGGCGTTACTCACCAATGCTAACGACAGAGTTATTAGTTTTGCGACAGGACTAGAGGGGGCAATACCTTCTCCTGGTCATATCATTGCTGTTGCCGACTCTACGTTAGCTGGAAGAGATAATGGTGGACGTATATCGCGTGTAGAAGGCAGAAAAATAACACTTGATCGCAGAGCCAATATTAAAACTGGTGATAGGTTGATTGTTAATCTGCCAAACGGGCACTCAGAGGGAAGAACCGTATCACTGGTTGCTGATAATATCATTACAGTTTCAACGGAGTACTCACAGGAGCCAGAGAAAAACGCAGTTTGGACAGTTGATGCTGATGATTTAGCATTACAACTTTATCGGGTCGTTAACATAACTGATAATGGCGATAATACATACACTATTACTGGCGCAATCCATAACCCAAGCAATTACGATCACATTGACTCTGGCGCCAGAATAGATGAGCGTCCAATCACCATTGTTCCACCGGGTGTGCAAGCACCACCTAAAAACATTCGTATATCATCCTATTCTCACGTTAATCAAGGCATTTCATTCACTACTCTGCGCGTTGATTGGGATGCAGTTGATAATGCCATTACCTATGAGGCTCAATGGCGGAGAGATAATAATAACTGGGTATCAATGCCAAGATCATCAACATGCGGGTTTGAGGTTGATGGCATTTATGCTGGTCGTTATCAGGTGAGAGTTCGTGCGATAAATGCATCTGAAATATCCAGCGTTTGGGCTAACGCACAAGAAACAATGTTAACAGGAAAAATGGGTAACCCTCCAAAACCGGTTAACTTCAGAACGTCACCATTAGTCTTTGGCATTAAGTTAGATTGGGGGTTTGGTGAAAATACAGGGGATACTTTAAAAACTGAAATTCAGTACAGCAAAACCAATAATGGTGAAGGTCTGATGCTGTTATCTGATGTTCCTTATCCCTCAAAAACCTATGAGATGGCAGGCTTAGCTGCTGGAGAGGTATTTTATTTCAGGGCTAGACTGGTGGATAAAACAGGTAATCAATCTGAGTGGACTGATTTTATTCTGGGAGAATCTGAGTTTGATGCTAGTATTATTCTTGATGAATTAGCGGGGCAAATCAGCCGAGACCAACTCACACAAGACCTATTGGGTGAAATTAACAGTAAAGCTAACCAAATCGATATTACTGAATTACATGAGTTGATGAGGATAAATCATGACAAGATTTTATCTGAGTTGATGAGGCATGGAGCAACGATTGAAGAAAGTGAAAAAAAATGGGAGGAGGCAGGAAAATTACTGGCTGAGCGGATAAATCAAGTTTCAACGGCAACAGAAGCACAGGCAGCCGCAATTAAACAAGAGCAACAAGCACGTATTGAGGGTGATAAAACCGAAGCGCAACAACGGCAATCTTTAGCGACTCAACTTCGTGGTGATTATACTGGCAATGATTTATCGAACGTGACCGCAGGACTCATTTCCGCCGAGAAACAAGCGCGGGTCTCGGGTGACCAAGCGGAAGCCAAAGCCAGACAGTCATTGGAAACACGGATGAATGGGAATG